GAGCCAAAACATCGGCTCGAGATCAACACTTAGATCTCCCTGCCCCAATTAAGGGGCAAGTCTCTTAAAAAGAGACTAGTCCAGGTCGAGCTAAAAAGGACTCGACCACCTCGGCTTGATGCGGACGGCACGAGGACGCCCAGCGCGCTCCAAGTGTCTTCCATCATAACGGGGCTCAGGGCCACGCTTAAGGAAGAACTTGAGCAAGGCCCCATATCCATCGAGAGGATCTCGAGGGGATTGAGAGGTAATCACATAGCCCTTAACCATCGGACTATGAAGATTATCGTCAATTTTCTCGGTATCATAACCAAGAAAGGAGTGACGACCTAGCACTGAGGATGTTGGAGCAACATTAGGGAAGAAATGAAGAATCTTCCTTATCTGGTGATCCAACCATCTCACAGTATCCCAGCAACCAGCAAAATAAAACTGGTTGCGAAGAGATACTAATGAGATGCACTCAGTAGCTTGCTGACTGTGTGAAGGAAAATTGTGTCGGACCTTGACAACAGAAACGTCAGATCCTTCATAATAATCCTTGCCACAAGACTCTCTGAATCTTCCGATCCAGAATGACTTGTGACGCCCTACTTTTGCACCAAAGTGCTCAAGTAGTTCCACAACAGAATGCACATATTCTACGGGGACAATGATGTCATCCCCATAGACGCGCACGCTACCAAGAAATCTGATAATATCAGACTTCTTGGTGAACCGGTATCCTTGCTCTTTCTCTATTGCGAGGAAGATGATCGTAAGAAAGACCATCGCCTCGAAGGGAAAGCATAGAGCAGAACCCATAGACGCGAACTTGGAAAGGGAAATAATGCCCTCTCCAGGAACAGAAGCCCGTTGAGAGCGACACGCCAAAACAGCCCGCTGGCTAAGCGGGTTATTGGCTAGAAGCTCTTCAACGAGCGAGAGAGACACCCGATCAGACGCCTCGCTAAGATCTAGCGTGGCCAAAGATCCATCTCTGGATCCAAGCTGAGCCAGAAGCTGGTTAGGCTCCTGAGAATCAGATCCGATAAACCCGTCAATAAAAGATTGACGAGTATGTCGGGTTATTGCCTCAAGCAAGCCCTGCTGTACGTACTGTACAGAGGCAGGCTCGATAGCAATAATCCTTGGTGTCTTCTGCGTCTTAGGTACTGAGATAACCCTAGAGGGCATCTCAGCATCGGGTTCCAGGAAGTCGACACCGTCATAATCAAGGCCGAACTGGCCCGGATTAGTATAGAGAAAGTCTCCAACATGGAAAACTGACTCTAGACGGTCGGTCCAGTAGCGATTGAGATACTTTCCATTACTGGAGAGTTTCTCAGCAGTCGCCCCAGGACCGTGTCTCGGAACTATTTTGCCATTCCAGATATCTCTATCTAGAGCGACGAATAGATCTGAGAACAAAAGTCGACCCATACGACCAAATTCAGAAACATCAGAATCTGGTAGAATGGAATCGGCATAATCGACCTCCTTATCACATTGGACATAGTCGGACATAGCCCTACGCTCCCTCTCAGGAGTGCAGGGTAGTAGCATCTTGCTGTAGAGCAACGTAAGTTGCCGAACGGCATAAATGCTATCAATGCACGGCTTATCCAAAAGGATACCAGTACCAGGATCGAAAACCAACTCCGTGAAACCTCTCAGAAAAGAGGGGAGACACGATCCAGTCTTTCGAAATGAAAGAAAGGATTTGGGAGAAACCAACCCTTGGTCAAGACTAAACTGAAAGTCTTTTCCAAAGGTTGGAAGGGTAATCGTCAAAAACGACATACCCTCGTTTTCGAACCGACCTTGGACAGTATTAATGTCCATGGTGGTGCTAGTGCCGCATCTTCTAGCCAAATCATTGGCTAGAACATTCCAGAGTGTAATCGGGCTTTTCATAAATCCTCCTAAAAGAGGTATTTATCCTTAGCCCACCCACACTGAAGGTTGACCCGTTGACTACAAAATTGAAGTCAGCAAGGTCAGGCCTAGAAAAAGCCCGCCAAGAGCACACATACCAATTACTATCAGAAGTATGATAATAATGGCGTGTGAATTGGCAGTTGCATGATGATAATCATAATCACCGCGCAATATTCGCTCCCTCCTAATACAAAAGGATCACCTAGTCAGGTGGCCCCAGCTTATAGAAAAGTAAAAAGAGGTGAAACTAACTCTCACCCCCAATTACTTTTTCAATAAGCGCGAAAGTCGAAGCAGAGGTCAGGCCCTGAAGGCCTTCGACCAATGCCTTAGCTTCCGCAACGGAGAAACCAGCTTCAGGACGATCGATGACGATATAAGTCGACATCGAAATGTACTGTTTCTTGGTTTCTTCGTATGGGTTGGTAGCGAGCTTTTTCGTGTCGAGCCGCACGAGATGGCGATGACGCCCACTAGCTGCCACAGTTGTGGAGATAGTAAGGGTGTTAAGGCCATCAGAAGTCTGATAAACAGACGACTGGTTCCCCGTAGAAACACGGGGAGCAGTCACTTCTGTTTTAGAGACTTCTTTGTATTTTTGCGGGTCGGTCAGTGCCAAAGGGCACACTCCTTTGAGTTGTGTGGCCGGAGCCACGGTTGTGTATGCAGTGAACCTGCTACAACACCCGTGTGATACCGAGCGCTGCAGTAATAGCGAGTTGGGTAGGTGACAAACCCTCCCATCCTACACTAAATCCAAAGGGGCTTGCGGGGAGCCTTCGCTTTGTGACGAACTCAACGCCACAAGACGAGGCACCCACCTGGGTTTCACCATAGTTGGGGAATGGATGAGCTTTTGTAGGCTCAAGCAAACTCCGAACTGTGAATGAACCAGAATGTACAGTTACGCGTTCGATGGATTCTTCCATCATGTAACCGTACCGCAAGACAAGACCGGCGAGTCCGAAGTTGGTGACGTTATTAATAACCTCACCAGCATTCGAGAACCAATCGACGGCCCAGCTCCAAGGCGTAAGCTCCCAAAGAACATCGGGAGTAAGGGTGGTACCGAAGAGTTGGTCGGCATCGCTGCCGAAACCTATGCTCTTCCTCCAGCTGTCAGAGGAGGAAGGCAAAGCATAGGTATAACAACCCTCGAACCACTTTTTTGTTTCACGAACCAGTGAAACCGTACGCGTTGGTGGTTTCGAGAAGAAATTGGTATAACTTGAAATGGGGCACAGTGCCTCAGGCCAGGCCGTACCAGCATCAAAACTCGAAACCTCATGTTGCAATGGAAACTCAAACGTCCGATGTGTATTCGAACCTTCACCAGAATGATAATGTTCCATTATCGTTTGGTGATTCTTGGCTGTATCCCTGACTGATTTTACTTCATCAATCAAGGGCTTCCAGCCAAATATATAGTTCAAATACTCACTGCCAGCCGCCTTAGCGACTTCAGTGCGGCGCTTCCAAGACTGAATCCCAGGGAGAGATGGAACACCCTCCCGAAAGGTTTCAGCCAAGGTAGTACCGAGATCGGACGCAGGGTTCGTAGGACTCGAGAGAGAAATCGCGGTTACACCATCAGAGGACATCGATGACTCATTTTTAGAGCCATAGTTGCCTTTGATGTTTTTGTAACCAACTTTTTCTTGCTCGGGTGTGGTAGGCAAAATTGGCGCTACCGGACCGGTGTAAGTAACAACTTCACCAGCATCAGTAGTAGCCGCTTTGTCCACATGACCCGGTTTAATAAACGGGGTTATGCGCGAAGTGTAAAAATCCGCGCCACTAACGTAATGGCCAAGTTTTCGGTCAAAAACGTTACTCGTCGAAACAGTTATCTGTTTCCCGGGTGCAAATCCGACGGTCGTGGTTGGACCAGTAAATGAGTACTGCCCATTAGGGTAGTGCGCACGTCCTGGAACATCCACACTAACGGTTAATATCCGTTCCCTCGTACCTGCACTCGACATTGCAACAGCTCCTTTAGTGTAAAACAGAGATTACTCTCTGTAGTGGATGGTGCACTGCAGGCCCCCTGACTAAGGG